AAAATCCGGAAACTATCCGGCAGAGAAAAAACAGTCAGTCTCTGGAACGCTACTATCAGAAAAAGAATCAGAACCATAAGCCGTGAACAGCTTATGGCTGCAGGGGTAAAGAAATGGGCGTTACGATGAAAAATACGGTTCTCGTCAGATGTGACCGATGCGGCATCACGGAACGGCACAGCAAGCCGGAACCATTTTGTAGACAAAGGCTGGACGGTGCGGAATCAGATTCCGCTCTGTCCGGAATGTGCATACGAAGAATTCAAAGCTTATTTTGAGTTTCTGAAATGCTGTGAATCCGAACGGTACAAGGCTTTCAGAAAAGAAAGAAGGGATATGCTATGAAAGAACAAATCAGAAAACTTTATGCTGCCGCTTCCGTTCTGGGGTTGGTGGAACGCGGCAGCCTGGATGACAATTTTCATCTTCTTGTGCATCGGATTACGGGGAAATATCACGTCAGCCAGCTGACGCAGACAGAAGCCGGAAAGGTAGAAACCGAACTGCACAGAATGCTCGTCAGCCGGAATTTCTACAAGCCGAAACAGCGTGAAGATGTTCCGGGCATGATGACTGCAAAACAGCAGGCTATGGCATGGTCGCTGACTTACCAGCTCGCCGAACTCGACGGCAATGCAGAAACAACCGTCAGTCAGCGGCTTGCAGGGGCAGTCCGCAAAACACTCGGCATTACTGCCCCGCCGAACGAACCTCTGAAATGGGTGCGGAAAGATGACGGCATCAAATTAATCGAAGCTCTGAAACGCTATGTCAGCAGCGCAGAGAAGAAACACAGAAAGGAGCAGAAATTATGATTTTTCTTAAAAACTGTCCGTTTTGCGGCGGAAAAGCAGAACTGAGCAGAATTGTCATCTCAGAGGAATTCCGGCTTGAAAGCTGCGCTGTCCGCTGTACCGGATGCGGTGTCATTTCTCCCTATTATTCCAAACAGGAGGAAGCCGCCGAACTCTGGAATACACGCCGGAACGAAAAGGAAGCATAATGCCTTGACAAATCCGGAAAAGTACGGTATCATGGAAGAAAGAATTCGTGATGCCGTGCTTTTTTGTTTTTATCGAAAGGGGAAATTGCTTTGGAAATTGAAAAAATCACAAGTCTGGAACAGCTTACCGGAGAACAGAAGGAACTTGCCGAAACTATCGGACTGGAGGCGTATGCAGGCGAGTTTGAAATATATCTTCCGGCAAGCCGGGAACTTATGGAACTGTTCACAAATGACTTCCTGCTCATCACAAAAGAGAACGATTCTGAAAATGCAATGAAAGTTGAGACTGTCCAGCTCACGACAGACCCGGAAGAAGGAAATCACCTGATTGTAACAGGACGTTCAGCAGAATGCATTCTTGCACAGAGAATCGTCATGCCGCAGATGACATACACTTCCATCCGCGCTGACCATGCTGTTTATTATCTGCTCTCACATAATGCCATAACACCGGATAAAGGCAGCGAAGCACTCCGGGCAATGCGGAAGATTCCTGAACTTTCTATCGGTTCTTGGCTTGTGGAGGAAACTAAGATAGATATTCAGTATGACGGTGAAAATCTTCTGGATGCCGTCATAGACATCTGTGTTTCTGCTGATATGGGATTTAAAATTGTTTTCAGCAGCACCGGCTTGGCGTTCTGGCTTTACAAGGGCGTTGACAGAACGAAAAACCAGACTGAAAACACTCCTGTCATTTTTTCCCCTGATTTCGATAATTTAGGCAATACAGAGTATCTTTATGATATGTCAACCTATTACAATTTGATTCAGGAGGGCGGAGAGGGTGAAGGCTCGGAACGGAAACATGTCACTGTCATAGAATCCAACGAAATCAAGGGCTTATATCTTCGTGAAAAGTATGTACAGGCTGAAAGCATATCTTCAAACACAAAAGACGGCACACTGGATTCAACCACATACAACCGGATTCTGAAGCAAAGAGCCGAAGAAAATCTCCGGAAAGCAACTGAAACCAAAGAATTCAGCGGCGAAATCCTCAATACAGATATGTACCGGTTCGGGACTGACTACAGTCTCGGAGATAAGGTTTCTGTTATAAATGAATATGGTATCAGCGGAACGGCTGTTGTAACTGAAATCACAGAAGTCGAGGATGCCGAAGGCTACAGGCTGATTCCGACTTTCTCAGACTGGAAGGTGAATAAATGATTACTTTCGGATTTTTTGATTCTGTTAACGGTGACAGAAAATACAGTGCTGATGATATTTCCAATTTCTTTGAAACACTGATTCCTGACGGGGTCATGGCTGAACCGGAAAACACGCTGCAAGTATGCGAAAGTTCCGGTCTGACCGTGAAGGTTCTGCCCGGATGGGGTTTCATCGGGCGGAAGTGGATTCATAATGATGCGGAACTGTTTCTGACACTCGACCAGCCGGATATTATCCTGAACCGAGCCGACCGGATTGTTATCCGTCTGAACAGGGATGTTTCCCTGAGAAATATGGAAATCGCTGTCAAGAGGGGTACACCGGGAGAAAGTCCGGTTATTCCGGCATTACAGCGTGATGAAAATGTATGGGAGATTTCTCTTGCTTATATCATGGTGTGGGCTGGACGAACAGAAATCTATCAGAATGACATCGGTGACGAACGCGGAGATACAAATCTATGCAGCAGAATCCTTGGTTTCAGCAAGGTCAGGGAAATGCAGAATCTGCTGAACACATATGATGAAAGCTGCTATCACTGCAACGGCATAAATGATAATATCACTCTTCCGGCATTTATTGAAAACTGGAAGCTGTATCACTGGAAAGGCGGTACTATCCGGATTATCGGTACTTTCGGCACAAGTGATGATACTTCTGAACCAGATGATACAGCATACAGCTTTGTTTACTGGGAGACTGCTGGATATGACCTCACACTGGATTTCACAGAATGCAGTTTGATTCAGGCAAAAGCCTGTCAGTTCGGACATTTCCGGAACTGCAAGGTGAAGGGGCTGCATATCAACTATGCCGGACTGGAATTTCTTCCGGAAACCGCACAGCTGCATTCCTTGGTTTACGGGGAAAATGCAACTTTTGAGAACTGCCGGATTTATGGCAGCATGTCAGGCAGTGTTCCAGTCACATGCTGGAATCTGTTAAACAGCAGACTGCAAGGATGTCGGACTGATTTTTCTTATGATGAGATGCTTTACGGCATTATGGCAGAATATGGTTCTTATATTTCCGGCTGTGAAATTCATGTTTCCGGGACAGCAGAAGAAACCGTCACAGGCATTTCAGCACTGAATTCTCATGTTTCAGACAGTAAATTCACGGCAGAAGGAAAAACGGCATACGGCAGTCTTGCAGGCGGAAGTTTCACGAGTTGCACTTTCACCGGAATCGGCGAACTCAGCGGATATGGATTCAGTGTCAGCAGCAGTCTGAATGCCAGCAATTGTATTTTTACAGGTTACACCAAAGATACAGAAAACGGAGAGGGTATCGGCATTTCTGCCGGTAGCCGTGCAAAGATTCTTCTGCATGGCATGACCTGTCCGGAGAATGTTGTTCACGGCTACAGTCAGACCGGCTCTCTGGTTGTTGCCGACGGCGGTCAGGGATATTATGACGGCAGACTTTATACAGACCCGGTTCTTCCGGAAACAGATACTGTTGTAACCTATACCGACTTTATGCCGTTTTCTGTTATGACGCAGGCATCATATGATGAAATTACGCCGCATCCGAACAGAGCATATATTCTTGAGGAATCATAAGAAAATTAGAAAGGACTGATTTTATGATACTGAATCAGGCTGAAAATATCATGCTCGGAAGCCGTGAAGTGCAGAAAGTCTATCTCGGCAGTCAGCTTGTCTGGGAGCGGAAGCCGAAATATGATGAAACGAAAATCGCGGTTGTTCTTCTTGACGAAAACATGCAGGAAACTGACACTATTTATTACGCCAGCAACAAATCTGCGGCACGTTCCTATTTACAAAATAGATTAGACAATTTGTATTATGTAAATATTGGAAGCAGAGCCGGCGTAACCGAGCTTGGCTATACAGACTTCCCCGCAATGTCTAATATTTATTCCATTGATATACCGTCCGGTGTAACGATAATAGGACTGAGGGCTTTTCTTAGCTGTTCCGGACTGCGGTCTGTTTCGCTTCCGAATACGCTGCTGACGATAGGGCAGAGTGCTTTCGCCGGGTGTTCAAATTTAAGAACAATTACTGTTCCCGGCAGCGTGACTGAAATCGTCGAGAGGGCGTTCACAGGCTGTACACGTCTGACGGAAATTGTAATTAACAAACCAGAAAACAGTCTTTCTGGTGCGCCGTGGGACGCGCCGAACGCCGCTGTCACATGGACGGGATGAGGTGAAATTTCTATGAATACCGCTGATTTTATCAGATGGATGACTTCGGTTCTGTGCGGCATCGCCGGGTTTCTCTGGGGCAGTCTGGACGGACTGCTCGCTGCGCTGATTGTGTTCATGATTCTGGATTATGTGACCGGAATCGCCGCCGGAATCATTCAGAAAAATCTTTCAAGTGAAACCGGGTTTTCGGGTCTGCTGAAAAAAGGTCTGATTCTGCTGATTGTCGCTGTCGGGCATATCCTCGATACGCAGATTTTCGGCGGACAGTCCAGTATGTGCCGCAGTGCCGTCATCGGGTTCTATCTCTCGAACGAAGGCATCAGCATTCTCGAAAATGCCGGGAAAATCGGCATTCCCCTGCCGAAAATCTTAATCAGAGTTCTCGAGCAGCTCAGAGATGACAAGGAGGAGTGAATTTATATGGATTATCAGATTATTGATGAAAAAGTTCTCGGAAAAACTGTCGGTTCCGACGGCAGCTTCACGCAGATGAAGCGGATGCATATCGTCTGTGATACTGTTTCAGGCATTCCCGAACCGGAACCGGCATGGTCAGCCGGTTCGCGCTGTGATGTCCTGGCAGACGGCGGCAGTGTGTATCAGCTTTCCACGGAAAGAGAGTGGAAACCCGTAAATTTTTATAACAGGGGCGGAGGCGGCTTCGTCCCTGAAAATTATTACACCAAAACACAGACTGATACCAGAATCACCGAAAAAGTCGCTGGCAAGGTTGACAAAGTCAACGGAAAAGACTTGTCAACAAACGACTTCACAAACGAAGAGAAAACCAAGCTCGCAGGGCTTGAAAATTATGACGATTCTGCTGTGAGGTCTCAGATTGGAAAGCTTGTGGACGCAGGGGCGAAGAATAAGCTGAAAATCAATACAGAATCACGCGCGATTTTTACATCGGATTTAATGAATACGGTTACGTGCAGCGGAACATCAGATGGAAATGCATTCATAAATCTTAATTATGCAGATAATTCAACGGCGACTATTCCGCCGGGGAACTGGGTAGTCGCCGGATTTGGAGATATGAGCCATTTGCGTTTTCGATATACTGAAAACGAAGCGGCAGCAAAAGCAACCGGAGAGTATGGGAGTCCCCTGCGCTTTACGGTTCCGTCAAGCGGCGTTACGCTAAATTACCTGCGGCTTGAAAATAGGGAAGCAGGGCAGGTATTCGATAATGTTGTTTTAAAAATAATGCTCTGCACCGCCGAAGACTACGAAAACTCTCCGGAGTTTGTTCCCTATATTCCCACAAATCATGAACTTTACGAGATGATTCTTGCATTACAAAACAAGGAGTGATTTTTATGCTGAAAGGAATTGACCTCAGCTACTGTGAACCGAAAGTTGACTGGAATTCTGCCAAAGAATCCGTCGATTTTGTCATTATCCGCGCCGGGTACGGCAAACTTGCATCACAGAAAGACAAAATGTTTGAAAGCCACTATGCAGGCGCAAAGAAAGCCGGAATCCCTGTCGGCTGTTATTGGTATTCCTACGCAAAATCTGTCTCTGAAATCCAGACCGAAGCGAAAGTTTTTCTCGAGACAATGAAAGGCAAGCAGTTTGAATATCCGGTTTATCTGGACTTCGAGGAAAAATCGCAGTTCGCACTCGGGAAAGCGAAGTGTTCCGAAATGGCGAAGGCATTTCTTGACATTCTCGAAAATGCCGGATATTATGCCGGAATTTATTCCAGCAAGTCCCATCTGGAAAACTACTTCACGGAAGATATTCTCCGGAGATATACCGTCTGGGTGGCGCATTACGGCGTTTCCAAGACTTCTTACAAGTATCCGTTTGATATGTGGCAGTATTCATCTTCTGGAACTGTACCGGGCATTAATCACAGATGTGATATGGATTACTGCTATAAAGAAAACTTCCCGGAAATCATCAAGTCCGCAGGACTGAACGGCTTCCTGAAAACAGTTGAAAAGCCTGTTGAAACTGTGGAGAAATCCAAACGCAGAATCGAAATTTTCATTGACGGCGAACGGAAATACTCCGGTCTTCTCGATGATTAAAAAACAGAAAGGA